ATGAATAGATACTATGTAGAAATGGAACATCCAAGAGGGAAAGAAGAATATGGTACTTTTTATATCTATATGATGGCTTATGATGCCAAACAAATTATAGATATGATTGATGGAAAAATAGTATGGATAGAAAAAACATTTGAATAGGAGATATACATGAATAGATTTATTATAGAAGATACACCAATCAAGATTGCACAATCTCTATGTGACCAACACGTTGTCAAGATGCCACTAGAAGAGGCACAGATGCTATGTACTGCACTATGGCATCATGCACCTAGCTTTGCAGAGGAAAATGACTTGTACAAACCTGTACATCAGAAGCACCCTTGCACACTATGGGCAATGGAGACTAGAACAAACTATCTTTTTGCCGTAACCTTGTATAAGGCTATGTTAGTAGAGTATACAAAAAGATACCATAAAAGGCATGGTGCGAGTAAACATGAACATACATTATCAAGTTGGTGGGCAATCAACAGTATACCTGATGGTAAGATGACTGCACACCCACAATGTTTTAGTGGACATGATGACTTGAAGACAGATGAGTTTATGCCAATAGAAGCCTATCGTAAATTTTATATTGTTGACAAGTCTAACTTTGCAAGGTACAAATATACACAGAAACCAACTTGGATGAAAGGAGAATCAAATGTGGCATAGAATAACAGACTTTTTTAATGTGGACTACCACAAGAAGTATGGGGAAGGCACGAAGTTTGACCTTGACTATGGTAAGTTACTAATCATAGGACTATGTATTTACATAGCGATACAGGTATCTTAGTGAACATAAATGACCTAACAAATAAATACTATTTGTCCAACGATTTCAATAGGTTAGCTGATAAAACTAAACACGATTATCAATATTGTGTAACTGTTTTATTGGACACAAAAGTTGATGGCAAAAGTGTGGCAGGAATATGTCTTACCAAAATGTCAGGTGCGATAGCACGTAGAGCATACGAAGTATGGCTTGGACGCGGCGTGTACTTGGCGAATGCAGTTACATCAGTAGCACGTAAGATATATTCCTTTGGAATGGAGATGGGGTATGCCGAGAGCAACCCTTTCTCTACTTTCAAACGTAAATCTGCCGATTCTAGGACAACTGTTTGGACAAAAGAACAGGTTAGGAAATTTCTTAACTACTGTTACGAGGATTTTAAGTACAGAAACTTGGGATTGATAGTACAAATGGCATACGAATGGTGTCAAAGAGTGGGAGATATGCGAGTTTTACAGTTCTCTAGCATAGATTTTGACAAAGGTGTGTTAAATTTGCAACAGTCAAAGAGAAGAAGTGTAGTACACCTACCAATTTCTGTTGACTTATTAGAAATGCTTAAAGAACAGGCAAAAGATTACGACTTTCAGCCTTATGTTGCACCCTATCCTACACCAATGAGGGGTGTTTACAGTCCATATGCCATACAAAGGCTATCAAAAGTGGCTAGAAGAGTCATAAAAGAGTCAGGATTACCTGATGATTTACGAATATCTGACTTACGTAGGACAGGAACTACCGAAATGGTAGAAGCAGGAGTGCCTATGGGTCAGATTATGTCCGTTACAGGACACGCTAACCCACAGTCGGTTAAACCTTACATGAAAAATACGTATGCTAGTGCAGAAAATGCATTGACATTACGTGATAATTACATTAAGAGTATATAATATGAATATATATAATTACATAAGTGATTTACATTTAAGTGTAGGAGAAACAAAAAGAACTAACTGCCCTAGTTGTAATGGTTATAAGACGTTTACTGTAACCAACAACATGGGTAGGCTAGTTTGGAATTGTTACAAATCTTCTTGTCCTATCTCAGGAACAAAGAAGGTTAACTTATCTGTGGATGATATTAAGACTGCCAAGTCTGATGTCAAAAAAGATAGTAAAGGCTTCGCCTTACCTGAGTATGTAGTGCATCACAATCATAGACGAGAGGTCATGGACTTTTGTGAGTTATGGAATCTAGAATATGATAAGTTGGAGTTGTACTACGACATAAAAGAAAGGAGAGTTGTATTTCCTGTCAAGAAAGATGGACTAATTGTAGATGCAGTTGGTCGGTCTGTGGGATTTCGTCTGCCCAAATGGAAACGATATGGAAATAGTGACTTGCCTTTCTCATATGGATGTGGTAAGGTGGCTGTAGTTGTTGAGGATTGTGTAAGTGCATCTGTTGTAGGCAATGGTGTTTATGTAGGGGTAGCTGTGTTGGGAACATCATTAAGCGATTCACACAAGAGATATCTATCACAATTCTCAACTGCTATCATAGCCTTAGACCCTGATGCAATGCCCAAGACACTAGCCTTTGCAAAAGAGTTACGAGGATATGTCAATGACGTAAAAGTATTGAGACTGAAAGATGATTTGAAATATGGAGAAGACGAAGACTTAAACAACTTATATAAACTAACCCCAAAGGAGAACCAACATGGAATTATCACTACTACGTAGTTTAATGAACAAGAACTTCTATGAAGACCATAGAGGTGCTAGGTGTCCTGATAGATTGTTTAGCAAAGATGCTAGGACTATCAAGCACACCATAGATAAAGCAATGCGAAAGTATGACAGGGATGTGACCCCTGACGAACTTGAAGCTCTGTTCTTGTCTAGCAATCCTGCTATGACTACTGCACAGAAGCAAGGTTACTCTGCATTGTTCAACGATATTAAAAGACAGAAGCCTATGGGAACAGATGTAGCACAGGATGTGTTATCTAAGTTGTTCCAACAAGTTATTGGAGAAGACGTAGCTAATCTTGGCTTCGACTTTGTCAATGGTGTGCAGACAAGCATGAAACCTCTACGTGATTTACTAGAGAAGTACAACGATGACTTCACACCTGAGATGAGAATAGAGTGGGATGATATCTCATTTGATACTCTGATGGCTAAACAGAGTCAGCAAACTAGGTGGTCATTTAATCTACCTGAGTTAGCTAGAAAAGTAGAAGGTGTCAATGGTGGCTATCTTGTTGAGGTGGGTGCAAGACCCAACACAGGTAAGACTAGCTTCCATGCATCTCTCCTTGTAGGAGACAATGGCTTTGCAAGACAAGGTGCTAAGTGTGTTGTCTTATGTAACGAAGAGTCATATGACAGAGTGGGTTTTAGATATCTGACTGCATCTTCAAACATGGATAAGTATCAGATAAAAGATAATCCTGCACAGGCAAGAGATAGATACAAGCAGATATCACCTAATCTAAAGATAAAGGATGTGACAGGTGAGGATATGTCTTGGGTAGAGAGTATGTGTAAGAGTGTTAATCCTGACGTAGTTGTGATTGACATGGGAGATAAGTTTGCACGTACTGCAGGTTATGCAAGACCTGATGAAGCACTCAAGGCAAATGCAATATATGCAAGACAGATTGCAAAACAATATGATTGTGTTATATTCTATATGTCACAACTCAATGCAGAAGCAGAGGGTAGGCAGAGACTTAATCAGGCAATGATGGAAGGCTCACGTACAGGCAAGGCGGCAGAAGCCGACTTGATGATATTAATAGGACAACCTGCAAGTGTTGAGGGTATTGACGAAGAGTCAACCATGAGACATTTGAATGTTGTTAAGAACAAAATTACAGGTTGGCATGGCATGATAAACTGCAACATCAACCCACACACAGCGAGGTATAGTGCATGAAGTTAACATTAGACGTAGAAAATACAGTAACAAAGAGAGATGGTAGAATGCATCTCGACCCATACGAACCTACTAACAAGTTAGTTATGGTGGGATGTCTGACAGATATAGGTAACGAGTATCTGTTTAATATGGATTCAGGTGGCACACAGCACATGGACATACAAGATTTGCTTGACAGAGCAACAATACTTATAGGACATAACATAGCGTATGACCTGATGTGGTTATGGGAGTGTGGCTTCAAGTATGAAGGTCCTGTCTTTGACACCATGCTTACAGAGTATATATTACAGAGAGGTCTCAAAGAACCTTTGCATCTCAAAGACTGTGCTGAGAGGTATGACCTAGAAACAAAGAAAGAAGATACCTTGAAGGAATACTTTGCAAAGGGTTATGCTACAGATGAGATACCTAGGGCAGAGTTAAGGCAGTATTTATCTGCAGACTTACACGCTACACAGCAGTTGTCTGACAGACAGTATAAGAAACTTAACTCTGTTAAGTATGCCCATCTTATGGATACAGTAATACTTACAAACAAAGTGTGTGTTACTCTAGCTAGGACACACAGGAATGGGTTTAAGGTAGACGAGACAAAACTAGAGTCTGTAAGAAAAGAGTTTGAGACAGAGAAGCTAGAGATTGAGAAGCGATTATCTTCACAAGTAAGAAATCTAATGGGGGATATGCCTATCAATCTTAATAGTCCTGAACAGATGTCATGGGTTATCTATAGTAGAAAGCCTAAAGATAAAGCTATGTGGGCAAACGAGTTTATTCCTCACATGGCTCATGATGACTTCAAGAGAGCAATCAGAGAGAACTCTGACATTGTATATAAAACAACAGCACTTACGTGCAAGACCTGTAATGGTACAGGCAAGGTAAGAAAGGTAAGAAAGAATGGAACTCCTTACGCTAATGCAAATAATTGCATACATTGTTCTGCTAGTGGCTATATTTTTAACCCCAATAGTGTGATAGCAGGACTAAAGTTTAATGCACCAAATGCCAAGTGGGTATCTGCAAATGGGTTTGGTGTATCCAAAGGTAATCTAGATGTGTTACAGGGCATGGCAAATAGGGCAGGTATGAAAGAAGCTAGTAGCTTTTTACAAGACCTCAAGAGATTGTCTGCACTTGATACATATCTGTCTTCCTTCGTTGAAGGTATCAAGACACACGTAAAGTCTGATGGTATGTTACACGTAAGACTATTACAACATAGAACTGCGACAGGCAGATTTAGTGGAGCAGACCCCAATATGCAGAATATGCCAAGAGGTGGCACGTTTCCTGTAAAGAAGGTGTTTGTATCACGTTGGGAAGGTGGTAAGATTCTAGAAGCTGACTTTGCACAGCTAGAGTTTAGGACTGCCGCATATTTATCACAAGATAAGGTGGCTATTAATGAGATTAAAACAGGCTTTGATGTTCATGCGTACACTGCTGACATCATTACGAAATCAGGTCAGCCTACTACTAGGCAGGATGCTAAAGCACATACCTTTGCTCCGTTGTATGGTGCGACAGGGTTCGGTAGGACAAAAGCAGAAGCGAGGTACTACCAAGACTTCACTAAGAAGTACAAAGGAGTCGCATCATGGCATTCCAGATTGGCTAAAGAGGCTCTAGAGAAAAGAAGTATTACCACACCATCAGGCAGAGAGTTTAGTTTTCCTGATGTTGAAAGAAGAATGAATGGTTCTGTATCTCACTTTACACAGATAAAGAACTATCCTGTGCAGAGCTTTGCGACTGCAGATATAGTTCCATTAGTTCTTATACACATAGAAGACAGATTAAAGTTACTTCAGTCTTGTATCGTGAATACAGTACATGATTCAATCGTGATTGATGTACACCCTGATGAGATTAACAAAGTTATTTTCATCTTAAAGTCTATTAATGAAGACATGAATACTATTATAAATCAACAGTTTAGAATAGACTTCAATGTGCCTTTATTATTAGAAGCAAAAATAGGTGATAATTGGCTTGACACTAAAGATGTTAGCTGATATAACTATGAAACATTTTAACTTTCTGAAAGGAGAATATATATGACAGAAGCAAACTTAGTGACCATAGACACTAACAATTATGAATCTATGGCAAAGGCTATGGGAATAGCAAATGAGTCTAATG